TGATAGTTCGCGGCGTCGCTCTCGCTGCCGCCACTCCAGTACTCGTGATCGGCACGGCAACGTGCAACCCACAACATCTTTACGGATGTCATGCGAGGGATACCGTGTTGACGCATGCACCAGTAGGTGTACATGTAACCGTGGCGGTCGATGCCACGCATGATGGGCGCAATGTCTAGATCGTGTTGGATCATGGCTCGTCTCCTGACGGTAGGTTGATAAAGGCTTCGTCGGCTTCTTGCTGTTCGATGCACCAGCGCAAGTAGTCGCCGTCGTTCGTGGTCTGTGCTACGAACATGAGTAACTTGAAGTGTCGGGCTTGCAGGGACAGGTAGTCCTTGCGCAGGGATTCCAGTTCTATGATGTACGGGTCTTTCACTTTGAGTCCTTCGGTAGTTCTACTGAGTAGATGAGATAGGCGAGACGTAGCAGCCATATGGATAGCAGGATGGAACCTGCAAACTTCCACCAAATGATCTCGGGCATTGTGCGTCCTCGTGTTGAGTAGTGGGGTTACTTGATTGGGTCTAATAGAATCAATGACTTAGGCAGTCGCTGAGTAGCGGTTGCCAAAAGTGAGTAGACTGAGTAGGGGCGCTACTCGGTGAAATTGCTAATGAAATCAAAGTGTTGGACGTGAAAACGGCTTTGCTGAGTAGTTGAGTAGGAATAAGGGGTTAGGGGTTGCAAAAGGTCACGGTCAGAGACGCGCAGCCACATGTTTATATGTGTGTGGGTGGGTAGAGAGTAGAAGGGGGGTATATATATATATGTGTTACTCATTACTCATATATATAGGCAACCTGCTAACTCACCCGTGCAATCAATAACTTACGAGCGAAAACGTCTGAGTAGGGGTGCTACTCAAACTACTCACTTTTCTCATGTGCTACTCAACGCGCAAGTATTGACTGCCAAAAGAAAAACCTGTACCGTGCTAGCACGGTACAGGTCAGGGACGATCACACCAACCGCGATTAGGCAGCGATCATGGCGAGCATCAACTTTGCTGCGTCCTTCGCGGCATCGGTGACCTTCGGCTGATCCTCGCCGAGCGCATTCTTGATCGTCTCGTCGTTCGCAATCAGACGGTCAAGGTACTTCTTGATTGAGTCCGGCGTCACTTGTGTTGGCGTGGCCTCAGCGGTGAAGTCAGCGAACGTGATCTTGGACGCACCTTCGATATCGAAATCCTCAGCGACGCGATCCTTCGACAGAGCGCCGACCCAGATATTGCCCTGCGACTTATCTTGCTTCAGCGTGAACTTACCATTGGTAAAGTTCTTCATCCATAACGCTACACTCTTAACGCGCTGCCCGTTCGGGAGCGCATTCATGAGCGCAACAGCGAGAGTGTAATCGCCGTGATCACGCATGTGGGCGAGAGTTGAGACTGCGCAGATGTGAATATCGCGCTGCAAGTTATTGGCGCGAGTTTTGATCGACTTGATTGACTTGACGGTATCGGCTTGTGAGAGAAGTTTAAGCATTGATGCAAAATTCCTTTTGTAGACATTAGGATGGGCCGCGACATGCTCCCATCCCAATATCATTGGTACGGACAATTGCGCTTTTTCACGTTCCGGTCAGTATCCGGTTGCAACCCAATCCTAGTACGGCGTCACTGGTACTAGGGCGATTACGCGCCTTGCAGTCCCCGATTAGGCGTCCCCTGTCACACCGCTTGCTTAACGCGCCTACCCCGAAGGGCTAGCGCGCACCACAAGCGCAGGAGACCTTAGGGTCGTCGTCGGGGGTTGCCCCCCTCTAGAAACCTTCGGGTATCGCGCCGGTCAGAGGGGGGGCTTGCGCCCCGTCAACCTTCCCGGACTCGCGCCGACGTCACGTCGGTGCTTGCATCTATAACACCACAATTGGGGATGATTGTCAAATCGGCGACGACCGGCGATTTTTCCGGCGAGATCCGCAGAACCCGAACCTCGACCCTCCACGGGGGGTGCGCCCCCCAAAATCCAAACGGGTCCCTCGCGCGTCAGCCATGCTCAATAATCTGCACACCCGATACACATTTTTTAAATCTCAACAGCCCGCTTTTGAGACTACCCCCCTCCCCCACCGCTCATATATATGAGTACCCCCCTATAACATCCATAAACATCTTTAGCCCCATATCCCCTTCTGTTCAGAAAGCACCAGCCGACTCGGCAAGTCCTTGTTCGATGAGGGCCTGATTTTTAAAAGTGCAGAGTTAAGAACAATATGTGGTATCGTCTAAACATCTTTCGTTTCGGCGAATGCACATGCCTATACTCGCGACTCCAGAGTCGGGAATCCCATTCCCGTTCGATACGTCCCCGGAAGAACTTCTGGACTTCAGGGCCAAGGCCCATGCCTTGTTTGCCACGGTGCAGGAACTAGACCCCCCGATAGAGGTCACCCCGGAAGACCGGCGAACTGCACATTTGATGATGGCGGAAGAAGAGATTGCCCCACCCAGCACCCTGACTGCGGGTGCCATCGTCACCTTAGAGGCACTTCTTTCTGAATGGGATCATGAAGTTCTGGACGTACATCGTAGGTTGAAGAACTACGTCACCAATAAACTTCTTTTAGAGAGTAACGACGAAGATCCTAAAGTACGTTTAAAGGCGTTGGAGTTACTCGGCAAGACTGCCGGGGTCAACGCATTCTCCGACCGTGTGGACATCAACATCACCCACCGGAGCGTGTCGGACATTGAGGCCGAACTGCGTAAGACGTTGGAGTTGTACACGGACTACACCGTCGTCAAGGAAGAGGATCCGGAGGAAGAAGAGTTCAATCCGGCGCTCATTGCGGAACTAGACCTCGACGAAGAACTGGGCGATGGATCCTAAACTCCTGCAAGAGGCCGAAAGGCGGTTGTCCAAGTTGCCACCTAGCGTGCAGCAGAAGGTGGGCCAACTCATTGCCGAGGCAAGGAAACTTACCAGTCGAGACTTATCGCGTAAAAACTTCTTGGCATACGTGAAGTACGTCTGGCCTACGTTCATCCACGGGCGGCACCACGAGATCATGGCAGAAGCCTTTGAGCGGGTGGCGCAAGGCAAGTGCAAGCGACTCATTATTAATATGCCTCCCCGGCATACCAAGTCGGAGTTTGCATCCTACCTCCTGCCCAGTTGGTTCCTAGGGCTGTACCCCGGCAAGAAGATCATTCAGTCCTCCCACACGGCAGAGTTGGCGGTTGGCTTCGGTCGTAAGGTCAGAAACCTCGTGGACTCGGAAAGATACAAAGACATCTTTCCAGATGTTGCGCTACAGGCGGACAGTAAGGCGGCGGGTCGCTGGAACACCAACGCGATGGGTGAGTACTTCGCTATCGGTATTGGCGGTGCCGTCACCGGTAAGGGTGCTGACCTCCTGATCATCGACGACCCCCACTCGGAACAGGAAGCCACCCTCGCCGAGACTAACGCCGAGATCTACGACAAGACATATGAGTGGTACACCTCAGGCCCTCGGCAGCGTCTGCAACCGGGGGGTGCCATTGTTGTCGTTATGACCCGTTGGTCTAAGAAAGACCTGACCGGTCAAGTCCTCAAGTCATCGGCCCAGCGCGGCGGTGAGGAGTGGGAGGTCATAGAGTTCCCCGCCATCTTGGAGACCAAGAACGGCGAGCGGTCGCTCTGGCCTGAGTTCTGGAAACTGGAAGAACTACTGGCACTGCGGGAGGAACTGCCACTTGCCAAGTGGATGGCCCAGTACATGCAGCAGCCGACATCCGACGTGTCGGCAATCATCAAGCGCGAGTGGTGGCAGATATGGGAGCAGCCCAGCCCGCCGTTGTGTAATTACATCATCCAGTCTTGGGATACGGCATTCCTCAAATCGGAGCGTGCTGACTACTCGGCGTGCACGACGTGGGGGATATTTGACCATCCTGACGACCGGGGTGTGCTGCACCCGCACATTATTCTCTTGAACGCATTCAAAGAACGGATGGAGTTTCCAGAACTTAAACAGACTGCCATGCAGCAGTATAAAGAGTGGAACCCGGACAGTCTTATAGTAGAAGCCAAGGCGGCGGGGTCGCCTCTTATATTTGAGTTGCGGGCTATGGGTATACCCGTGCAGGAGTTCACTCCGTCCAAGGGCAATGACAAGATTGCACGGTTGAACGCGGTAGCAGATATATTTGCGTCTGGGCGAGTCTGGGTTCCTAATATGTCGTGGGCGGAGGAGGTTGTAGAAGAGGTTGCCTCTTTTCCTTCCGGGGAACACGACGACCTCGTGGACTCTACCAGTCAAGCCTTACTTAGGTTTAGACGTGGTGGGTTTTTACGACTACAAACTGACGAGGAAGATGAACCTCGTACATTCAGATCAAGGCATAGAGGGTATTACTGATGAGTATCGACAAGTCCTTGTACGCTGCCCCGCAAGGGCTTGGCTCATTAGATCAGGAACCCATTGAGGTTCAGATCGTCGACCCGGAAGAAGTGCACATCGAAGGCCCCGGCTTTGAGATGCATATGGAGCATGGCGACGGGTCGGAGTTTGACGCCAACCTTGCCGAACTTATTCCTGAAAGCCAACTCATGTCTCTCTCCTACGACCTGTTGGGAGATGTCGAAGAAGACATGGCAAGCCGCAAAGAGTGGCTCGACACCTACGTCAAAGGCTTGCAGTTGCTCGGTCTCAAGTATGAGGAGCGGTCGGAGCCGTGGCCCGGAGCGTGTGGCGTCTACCACCCGCTTTTGATGGAGGCGGCGGTCAAGTTCCAGTCCGAGACCATCATGGAGACTTTCCCGGCGGCGGGGCCGGTGCGTACGACAATCATTGGTAAGGAAA